AGGTACAACGATAAGGACAAGGTGCTGAAGTTTAACAATGGCTCCACCATCAACTTCATGTACTGCGACAATGACAAGGACCTGGACAGACTGCAGGGTGTTGAGTATGACATCATCTTCCTGGATGAGGCTACACAGCTCTCTGAGTACCAGATGAAGACCATCACAGCCTGTCTTCGTGGTGTCAATAACTTCCCCAAGCGAGTGTACTACACCTGCAACCCAGGAGGCCAAGGACACCAGTACATCAAGCGAATATTCATCGACAAGAAGTATGAGGATGGCGAAGATCCCAATGACTACACCTTCATACAGAGCCTTGTGACAGATAACATTGCGCTGATGCAGAGTCAGCCGGACTACATCAAACAGCTTGAGGCGTTGCCTCCAAAACTGAGAGAGGCATGGCTCAATGGCAGATGGGATATCTTCGAAGGCCAGTTCTTTGAGGACTTCATGGATAGACCTGAACAGTATGCTGAAAGGTCCTGGACTCATGTCATTGATCCCTTTGAGATCCCTGCAAGCTGGAAGATCTACCGCAGTTTCGACTGGGGTTACAACAAGCCTTTTAGCTGTGGCTGGTGGGCAGTGGACTACGATGGTGTGGTCTACCGCATATTGGAGCTGTACGGATGTAATAAGACTCCCAATGAGGGTGTGAAGTGGACACCTCCTCAGGTGTTCGCTGAGATCCACCGCATTGAGACTGAGCATAGGTGGCTGAAGGATAAGAAGATCATCGGCATAGCTGACCCGGCTATCTGGGATGCAGAGACCGGTGAGTCCATAGCTGATGTAGCTGCCAAGCATCAGGTGTACTTCACACCAGGCGATAACAAGAGAATACCCGGCTGGATGCAGGTTCACTACAGACTGGCTTTTGATGAGAATGGTTTCCCTATGATGTATATCTTCAGTAACTGTAAGGCATTCATCAGAACCATTCCTCTTCTGCAGTATGACGAGCATAAGCCTGAAGATCTGGATACAGATGGTGAGGACCATGTAGCTGACGAGGTTCGCTACTTCTGTATGTCCAGACCTATCAAGCCTAGATTAGCTGTACAGCCGGATAAATACAACGAGACTCCTATGGCTATGTTCCTGGACATCCCCAAGGAGAATATCATGACGGTCTCCAGAAGACCGAGAATGGAGGTTATCGATGGAGACTAAGAAGAAAAAGAAAGTGCCTGAGGAAGCGCAGACCAGCGAACCCCAGGCTCAAACCAATGAGATCCCCTTTGAGGAGCAGATGACCAGACGGCAGTCTGCACCTCATCCTACTGCCCAGAGTCAGCTTGAGCTTCTGCAGGGTGGCACAGGTGTTGCATATGGCAAGATGCCTGAGACCGGTGCTATTGATGGCTTCAAGGCCCTGGCACAGGTGATCGGCAGAGAGCAGATCCAGGCAGCACAGCAGACTCTTCAGAAGTACAAGGAGGGCAAGCACAACCTGGAACAGCGCATTGTGGACAATGAGCAGTGGTACAAGCTCCGGCACTGGGAGTGCATGAGAAAGAGTGAGACCAACCCTGTGGAGCCTTCCTCCGGCTGGCTGTTCAATGCCATTGCCAATAAGCACGCAGATGCCATGGACAACTACCCCAGTCCCAATGTCCTGCCCAGAGAGGAAGGAGATAAGGGCGAGGCTGAGATGCTCAGCTCCATCATTCCTGTGATCCTGGAGCAGAATGACTTTGAGGAGACCTATGACAATGTCTGGGACTACAAGCTCAAGGCAGGCACCGGTATCTATGGTGTCTTCTGGGATAAGGAGAAGCTGAACGGCCTGGGTGACATCTCAATCCGTAAGGTGGACATCATCAACCTGTTCTGGGAGAGTGGCATCACTGACATTCAGAGATCCCGGAACCTGTTCCATGTGGAGCTGGCTGACAATGATCTGCTGATCGGTGCTTATCCCCAACTGGAAGGTAAGCTGGGCAACTCTACTTTGGATCTGAGCAAGTATGTGTACGATGACTCTGTGGATACCAACAACAAGTCTGCTGTGGTGGACTGGTACTACAAGAAGATTCAGGGTGGCAAGACTGTCCTGCACTACTGCAAGTATGTCAACGATGTGGTGCTGTTCGCTACGGAGAATGAGCCAGAGTTCGCTGAGAGAGGCTGGTATGACCATGGCCTGTATCCCTTTGTATTTGATCCTCTGTTCTCTGTGGAAGGCACTCCCTGTGGCTTTGGCTACATCGATGTGGGCAAGAGCGCACAGGAGTACATTGACAGAGGCAACCAGGCAATCATGCAGAATATGCTTGTCAATTCCAGACCTCGTACATTTGTGCCTGTGGCTGCAGGTATCAACGAGGAAGAGTATGCCGATACAACCAAGGACTTCATTCACTATGAGGGATCTGCAGACGGCATCATCCCGGTTCATGCTAATCCTCTGGGTGCGATCTATGTGCAGGTCATCACCAATAAGGTGGATGAGCTGAAGGAGGTCACCGGCAACAGAGACATCTCCACAGGTGGTACTACCTCTGGTGTTACCGCTGCTTCTGCCATCGCTGCTATGCAGGAGGCAGGCTCCAAGCTCTCCAGAGATAACTGCAAGGCATCCTATCGAGCCTTCCGTAAGCTGTGCTTGATGATCATCGAGCTGATCCGTCAGTTCTATGACATTCCCCGGTGCTTCCGCATCATGGGTGAGAATGGTGCAGCTCGGTATGTGGAGTACTCCAATGCAGGTATCTCTCCCCAGTTCCAGGGCATTGAGATGGGTGTGGACATGGGTTACCGCACTCCTCTGTTCGATATCGAGATTACCGCACAGAAGCAGAGTCCCTACTCCAAGATGAGCCAGAATGAGCTGGCACTTCAGCTTTATTCTGCAGGTCTCTTCAATCCCCAGCTCGCTGACCAGGCTCTGTTGTGCTTGGATATGATGGACTTCCCCAGAAAAGAGTCCCTCACGCAGAAGGTAGCTACGAACGGCACTCTGCTTCAGCAGCTTATGATGGCTCAGCAGACCATGCTTCAGCTTGCCCAGATCGTTGACCAGACTAAGGGTACCAACATGGCTGAGAAGATCGCACAGGGCATCATGGGTGGTGGAGGCGCAGCACCTCTTGTCAGTGGTCAGCCTGGTCCCAATGTGGAGCAGACCGAAGCTCTCGGTGGCTCTGAGAAGGAAGAGGCATCCGGCACCAAGAAGGCAAGACAGAGAGTGGCTGAGTCCACTGATCCCACATAAGGAGTGATCACCATGATTAAGATACATTTCTGGCAGGAGAAGGACAAGGGTTCCATCCACATGAAAGTCAAGGGCCATTCAGAGACTGCACCCAAGGGTGCTGATCTGATCTGTGCATCTGCAACGATGCTGGTGTACACAGTAGGCCAGGCCATGACATTCATGTATGAGCAGGGACAGCTTGAGGAAAAGCCTCACATCAAGATCCGGGAGGGCAAGGCTATCGTGGTAGCCAGACCCAAGGAGGACTACTTTGCTGAAGCACTGCACACATTCTGGGTGGCACAGTGCGGAGCGCATACCCTCGCCTGCAATTACCCTGAGGCAGTAAGCCTCAACCATCTCACGGTGTAAAGGCATAAAGCCTTCACATATCAAAGAATCGTCCACTTTACGGACAGAAAGGACTATCCCTATGAAATTTAAATCTTTTATCCCTATGCTCAGTCTCCAGCTCTTCGCAGAAGGTGCCGGTGACGGTGGCACAGCACAGGGACAGGGCGCAACGGCTGGGGTCGCCTCTCAGCAGAAGGCAGTAAGCAATCCCCTGGCAGATGTCAAGTATGGCATTCAGGAGGAGGCAGCACCTGTCGCCGAGGTGCAGACCGAAACTACCGCAGTAGTTGACCGTAATGCAGAGTTCGAGAAGCTCATCAAAGGTGAGTACAAGGATCTGTACGATGCAAAGATGCAGGACACCATCCAGAAGAGACTCAAGAGTTCCAAGGAGACTGTGGAGAAGTACAATGCACTGACTCCTACCCTTGAGATGCTGGCTAGAAAGTACGGTGTGGACATCGGTGACATCGAGTCCTTGAACAAGGCCATCCAGGAGGATGACTCCTACTATGAGGAAGAGGCCCTTGAGAGAGGCATCACGGTTCAGCAGCTCAAAGAGATTCGGAAGATGGAGCGTGAGAACGCAGAGCTGAAGGCTCAGATGGAGGAAGCACAGAGACAGGAGAACGGCAAGAAGTTGTATGCTACCTGGATGCAGCAGGCCGATGAGACCAAACAGATCTATCCCTCGTTCGACATTGAAACCGAGATGGGCAATCCCAAGTTCGTGGATCTGCTCCGCAGCAACATTGATGTGAGAACGGCCTATGAGGTCCTGCACAAGGATGACATCATCCGAGGGGCCATGCAGTTCACTGCACAGACCGTAGAGTCCAAGCTCGCCAAGAAGGTTGCTTCCAACGGTGCAAGACCCTCTGAGAATGGGATGAACTCCCAGAGCGCAGCGGTAGTTAAGAGCGATGTGTCACAGCTCTCCAAAGCGGATCGTCAGGAGATTATCCGTAGAGTACAAAGAGGAGAGAAGATTCGTTTCTAACCGCATCTGATCTCCTTCCACAATTACCGAAAGGAGATTAACCAACCATGAAGAAGATTATTACCATGATGATCGTTAGCCTGCAGATGTTCGCTAACGAACTGCAGACCACCCTGCTGGAGGGTCTGTCCGTAGAAATGAAGACTTTCTACGACATGACTCTGATCGATGAGGCACAGGCCTCCCTGGTCCATGACCAGTTCGCCCAGAAGAGACCCATCCCCAAGAACTCCGGTAAGACCATCGAGTTCCGTAAGTTCGCAAGCCTGCCCAAGGCTCTGACTCCCCTGACTGAAGGTGTGACCCCTGATGGCAAGTCCCTGAATGTCACTGCTATCACCGCAACTGTAGCACAGTACGGTGACTACATCACCCAGTCTGATGTTCTGGAGCTGACCACCATCGACAACACCATTCTGGAAGCTACCAAGCTGCTGGGCCGTCAGGCAGGTCTGACCCTGGATACCGTCACTCGTAACATCCTGCAGTCCGGCACCAATGTCACCTACTGCCCCAAGGTAGCAGAAGATGGCACTGAGACCGAGGTCACCTCTCGTGCAGCACTGGACAACACCTGCAAGCTCACCGTCAAGGTCATTCAGCAGGTTGTTGCCAAGCTGAGAGCGCAGAATGCTCCCACCATCAACGGCAAGTATGTTGCCATCATCCATCCCTATGTTGCATATGACCTGATGCGTGATCCTGAGTGGATCGAAGCTCACAAGTACGCAAAGCCTGAGAACCTGTACGAGGGCGAAATCGGTGAAGTTGCCGGTGTTCGCTTCGTCCAGACTACCGAAGCTAAGATTTTTGAAGGCGGTGTCTTCGGTTCTCTGTTCATGGGCGAAGGTGCTTACGGTGTTACCGAGATCACCGGTGGTGGCCTGCAGACCATCGTCAAGCAGAAGGGTTCTGCCGGTACCGCTGATCCCCTGGATCAGAGAAGCTCCGTTGGCTGGAAGGCCATCAAGACTGCGGAGCTGCTGATCCCCAACTACCTGGTTCGTGTTGAGAGCAAGTCCGCTGTCTTCTCCGGCACTGCTACCGCCAACTAATAACCACTCATAATGGGGGGGAGGGTCGTCCCTCTCCCCAACTTACTTTAAGGAGGAAATAACTATGGAAGACATCAATAAGAACGAGACCGAAACCGTTAAGAATGAGGCTCCCAAACCCGGCACCAAGGCTTATGTCGAGGCTGAGCTGGCTGCAGCAAGGGCTGAGCTGGAGGCTATGAAGGCACTGCAGGCAAAGGCTGCCGAAACTCCTGTCAAGGCTGAAACTCCTGCTGTGACTGAAGCTCCCAAGGAGAAAATGGTCAAGATCCGCATCCCCAGAACCAAGGCTGATCAGGAGGATGTGTTCGTGTCCGTGAATCTGCGTACCTGGCTCATCAAGAGAGGTGTCGAGGTCGAGGTGCCTGAGTGTGTGGCAGAAGTCCTTCGCCACCAGGAGGAGGCACTGGAGGAGATCATGCTCTTCGAGGAGAAGGCTCAGCACAAATAAGAGACAAGGGAGCGTAAGCTCCCTTTCTTTGAAGGGGGAATACCTATGAAGATTATCGAGGCAATCAACAGACTTGATGCCCTGAAGCATAACACCTACTCCCAGACCGATAAGGTCACCTGGCTGTCCAAAGTGGATGGCATGGTCAAGAGACACATCATCGACACCCATGAAGGCTCCGAAGAGGTGACCTTCACCGGCTATGATGATAACACTGACCTGCAGACCGAGCTTCTGGTACCGGCTCCCTATGATGACCTGTACCTGCGCTGGATGGAGGCCATGATCGACTTCCACAACGGCGAGTACGGCAAGTACAACAATGCTGTGGATATGTTCAACAATACCTACGAAAGCTACCAGAGCTACTACAACAGAACCCATATGCCCAAGGGCAGAAAGTTCAAGTACTTCTAAGGAGGGGATAGGATGAAACTTCCGAAGCTGAAAGAGCTGGAGGCTTCCAGACAGATGGTGGATACCTTCCGAGGGTATAACCACAATCTGCGGATCTCGGACGGCGAGTTCTTCGACATGAAGAATATGACCTCCGACTACTACCCGGTTCTCTCCCCTCGCAAAAAGAGAGGTGTGTATGCCTCTCCTGAAAGTCCCAGAGGCCTGATCGCAAAGGATGCTCTGTGCTATGTGGATGGCACAAATTTCGTCATCAACGAGTATCCGGTGGACATGGGACTGAATGATGAGCCAAAGCAGCTCATCTCCATGGGTGCTTATGTGATCATCATGCCGGACAAAAAGTGGATCAACACCCTTGATACAACGGAGTTTGGCAATATCGAAGCATCCTTCACATCCACCAGTGATGTGACCTTTTCTCTTTGCACTGTAGACGGTGCTGACTATGAGAATATGACACTATCCTCCACAGAACCGAAAGACCCGGAGAATATGGCTCTGTGGATTGATACCTCTTCCACTCCCCACACCTTGAAGCAGTACTCTGCTACCAGCTCCATGTGGGTGCAGATCGCTACCACCTATATCAAGATCTCCTGTCCCGGCATCGGCACTGCATTCAACCAGTATGATGGCGTGACCATCTCCGGCATCAAGGCCGAGGCACTGCAGGATCTGAATGCTTCCATGGTAGTCTGGGCCAAGGGTGATGACTACATCGTGGTGGTGGGCATCCTGGATGCTGTGACCGAGCAGACCGCAGAAGAGGGTGAGATTACTGTGGTGAGAGAAATGCCCAGCATGGACTTCATCACAGAGTCTGAGAACCGGCTGTGGGGATGCAAGTATGGTGTGGCAAACAACGGAGAAGTGGTCAATGAGATCTATGCATCCAAGCTGGGTGACTTCAAGAACTGGAGCTGCTTCATGGGTCTGGCTACAGACAGCTATACAGCCTCCTGCGGTACTGACGGACAGTTCACCGGTGCGATCACCCATATGGGATATCCGTTGTTCTTCAAGGAGAACTGTGTTCACAAGGTGTATGGTAACTACCCTGCGAACTTCCAGATACAGACCACGGCATGCAGAGGTGTGCAGAAGGGATGTCACAAGAGTCTGGCAATCGTCAATGAGGTCCTTTACTACAAGGCTCGCAGTAGCATCTG